CTTCATCCCTGCGGATCTTCCTCATGGTGTCTTAACGTCGCTTCGACACAACGAGCCTTTTAAGTTCCTCGCGATTGGATACCCGCACCATCTCGTCGAATCTACGACGAGGATGCAGGTAGTTCGTCTCGGCCCGGTTGACCTACCGCCGATCTGGAGTTAAGGGCTAATATGCCGAGACGCAAACAGCCGGGGTTATATCCGACGGGACAGAAGCGGGCTGAGTGGGAGCACCGCCGGTATCAGATGCTGGAGCTATACAAGGGGGGCGCGACCGAGAAGCAGATCGGGGAGACCCTGGGCGTCGACAAGGCCCACGTCCACCGGTCGATCAAGCGGGTGCTGAACGACCTAGCCGAGAAGTACAGCGGCATGGCCGATCAGATACGCGGCCTCCAGATGGAGCGGTACACGACCCTCCTGGCGCGGTGGTGGCCCCAGGCCCTGGCAGGCGACGAGGCCGCGACGAACATGATACTGAAGATCATGCACCGGATCAGCGAGATCAACGGCGTGATCCCGAAGGAGCCGCTGATCACCATCGACCAGCGGGCGATCCACCTGACCCAGGGCGAGGTCACATTCTCAATCGAGGCAGCTAGTGGCAACTACCTCAACGGTCATGGCCCCGACGGTGACGTACCGGAGGCCCAACCTCTACCCGAAGCAACAGGCGGCGATCTTCTGCCCTGACCGCTACGGGATCATCGAGGGCAGTACAAAATGCGGCAAGACGGTCGCTTGTATCGCGTGGATACTAGAGCGGGCGATGGGCGGGCTGAGGGGCCAGGCGTTCTGGTGGATCAGCCCCGTCTATTCGCAGGCAAAAATTGCGTACCGGCGGCTCAAGCGGGGCCTGCCGGAGACCCTGTACACGGCCAACGAAACCGAGCTTACGATCACGCTGGTGAACGGAACGACCCTCTGGTTTCGGTCTGCGGAGAAGCCGGACACCCTCTACGGGGAGGACGTATACGCTGCCGTGCTGGACGAGGCGACGCGGATGCGGGAGGAGGCGTGGTACGCGATCCGCTCGACCCTGACGGCTACCCGTGGCCCGGTGAGGATCATCGGAAACGTCAAGGGCCGGAGGAATTGGGCGTATGCCCTGGCGCGTCGGGCTGAGGGCGGGGAGCCGGGCTGGGCCTATGCGAGATTAACCGCCACGGACGCGATCGACGCGGGGATCATAGCGCCGGCGGAGATAGCCCAGGCCCAGCGGCACCTACCGGAGAACGTGTTCCGCGAGCTGTACTTCGCCGAGCCGTCCGACGATGGCGGGAACCCGTTTGGGCAGGAGGCTATCCGGGCCTGCATTGGGGACGTCTCCGGCGATCCTCCGGTCGTCTACGGGGTCGACCTGGCGAAGAGCGTGGACTGGACGGTCGTGGTCGGCCTCGACGAGACCGGGGCCGTCTGCCGGCTCGACCGTTACCAGTGGCCGTGGGAGGAGACCGTGCGGCGGCTGACCCAAGAGATCGGGCTGACGCCCGCCATCGTGGACTCTACCGGGGTAGGCGACCCTATCGTGGAGCGGCTCCAGCGGGAGCTACCGAACGTCGAGGGCTACAACTTCTCCTCCTCGTCTAAGCAACACTTGATGGAGGGCTTGGCGATGGCGATCCAGACCGGGGAGGTGCGGTATCCGCAGGGCGTGATTGTCTCCGAGCTGGACGTGTTCGCTTACGAGTACACGCGGACAGGCGTCCGGTACTCGGCCCCGGCGGGTATGCACGACGACTGCGTGATGGCCCTGGCCCTCGCGGTATATGGCCGGACGGGTGCGCCGGGAGTCGGGGTATGGTGAATGCCGTGGGTATATATGACACGACCCTCTCCAGCCCATCCGTTAACGGACAGACCAAGGAACTCCGGTGCCACGGCTGCGGCAAGCTCCTCGCGGAGAAGGCCGCGCCCGGCACGGTGATCGTGTGCAGCCGGTGCAAGACCCGCAACGAGGCTGATTGACCCGGCCTGACCGGTCGTGATATCGTCGATGGCAGTGGCCCGATCCGGCGCAGTGTCCGAGGCGCAAGCCCGAACGCCGGAGGAGGTCGCTTTTGGCGTTCTGGTCTCCGCTGTTCCGCAAACAGGCGCAGGAACTCTCGACCACCGTCCCGCTCAACCTCGACGTTGGACAGGCGTCCTACCCTGACGTCAACTACGCGAACTTCGCCTCCGAGGGCTACGGCAAAAACGAGATCGTCCACGCCTGCATCCGCGAGTTGGCGGTCTCCGCGGCCTCGCCCCGGTACTACGTCCAGGCCCCGTCGACTGAAGGCGGCAGCGTCGAGGTCGAGACCGGCCTGCTCTACGACCTGACCACCAAGCCGAACCCGTATGCCGATTGGTACTCGTTCGTTGAACGGCTGGTCACGTTCTTGATGGTCGCGGGCAACGCCTACGTCATCAAGGAGCGGGGCCGGAACGACCAGGTCTCGGCCATGTACCTCCTGCGTCCAGACCGGGTCACGATCATCGCTGGGGATTATGGCGCGGAGAGCTACGTCTACACGGTCGGCAGCACCGAGTACGGGGTCGCCGCACGGGATATGTGCCACCTGGCCCTGCCCAATCCCGCCGGGGACATCTACGGCCTCTCGCCCCTTCAGGTCGCGTCTCGCACCGTCAACCTAGACCTCAATATGACGGACTTTGCCAAGGTGTATTTCGCCAACGCGGGCGTCCCGTCCGGTCTCCTCAAAGTGAAGCGACGGCTGACCTCCCAGGAGGAGGCGTCAACGATCCGGGCGCGGTGGCGGTCTCAGTTCGGCGGGATCAATAACTTTCACAGGGTAGCGATCCTCGACGATGACGCCGAGTACCAGCCGATGAGCAACAGCCCGAAGGACATGGAGCTGGCGGGGCTGCACGATTTAACCGAGTCCCGAATCTGCGCGGTGTTCGGCGTCCCTCCGATCCTGGTCGGGGCCAATGTCGGACTCCAGCGGTCGACATTCTCCAATTACCGGGAGGCCCGTCTGGCGTTCCACTCCGAGACCCTGGAGCCGATGGTCGCCCGAATCCTCCGGTACTTCAACGCGAACTTGTCCGACGAGTACAGTACCAACGAGACCCTCACGGTCGACTGGGCCGCGATGCGGGCCACGCTCGACGATCAGGCGGCAACGACGACCCGCCTGACCGCCTTGTTTGCCGGCGGCATCCTCACGCTCAACGAGACGCGGGAGGCTCTGGGGTTCGACGCGGTCTCAGACGGTGCGCTCCGGCGCATCCCGTCGTCGATCTTTGAGGTTGCTGAGGGACAGCCCGCTCCGGTCGCGGTCGGGGCCGCTCCGGTCGAGCAGGCGCACCCGGTGCTCGCGGAGATCAAGGCTCCTCGTGTTGCCCCTCGCGCCCGGATACTCCGACGCCGGATGATCGAGGAGCGGGAGGAGGAGACCGATGAACTGGCGGCGAAGTTGCTCACGCATTTCCGAGGCATCCGCAACCGTGTCGACGGCATCCTGGGTCGCCACATGGAGCGGCAGACCGAGGTGGTCAAGGACTACCCGTTCGCAGTTTCCGATATGCTCCCGCCCGTCGAGACCGGCAACATGGAGCGGATACTTGAGGCGGCATATCGCCGGGTCTCTAAGCGGACGTTCGGGACGATCAATCGTGTCGGCGTCGCCGGGACTCTCGACTGGTCGGACAAGCTCCCGACGGTGCAGCGGGTACTGACCCAGGCTCCGACACGGGCCGCGATGATCCACCGGACGACCTCCAAGGCGATCGCACGGGCCGTCGGGATGGGCCTTGAGCGCGGGTACTCCATCGAGCAACTAGCACGGGGCGTACCGGACGACAAGTTCCCCGGTATCCGCTCGATCCTGGGCGAGACCGAGAATCGCAGCAGATTAATTGCGCGCACTGAAATAATGAGGAGCCAGAACCAGACGACGGTCGGGTTCTATCAGGAACAGGGCTTCGCCTATGTCCAGGCCGACGACGTGGACGGCGACCCCGACGACACGTTCATCGACCCTGGCGACCCAGAAGGCCGGACGTGCGCGGAGCGGCACGGCAAGATATATACGCTGGAGAATGCGGCGTTGATAGACGACCACCCGAACGGGACACTGAACTGGATGCCGATGCCGAGGGGCTACACAGGGGGAGCGACATGATTCACAAGACGATGATCGCCAGCGCGAAGGCTATCGACGAGGCCGAGGGGATCGTCGAGGCGTATACGAACACGATGGGCGTGGTCGATGCCGACGGCGACATCGTGGAGCCGACCGCCTTCAACGCCAGCATCGCAGATAATCTGCCGATACCCGTCCTGTCCGGTCACGACCAAGGGAAGCTCGTCGGGAAAGTTATATTCGCCCAGCCCCGGCATATCACTGGGGACGAGTACCGGCTGTTCACCCGGATGCAGTTCAACATGGAGACGGAGGCGGGTCGGGACGCCTTCAGCAACGTGGCCGGGGACTTCGTCCGCGAATGGTCTATCGGGTTCAACATCCCGAAGGAGTCCGACGTTGAGCAGGAGGGCAGCGACGTCTCGACGGTCATCCGGCGCATCGGCAATCTGGACTGGGTCGAGGTCTCGTCGGTCATACGCGGGTCGTCTCCGTCCACCGTGACGGTCGCGGCCAAGGCGTCGCCGGTAACGGAGGAGAAGGGCGCGATCCCGTCCCACCTGACGGCCTGGATCGAGGACGCCTGGGACGGCAGTCTGATGCGGGGCCGGATCAAGGCCGGGGCGGCAGTCCTCCGAGCGGCCCATGCCTGGGTCGACACCGATGGCGACCCGGAACAGAAGGCGAGCTATAAATACCTGCACCATCATGTCGGTCGCAATGGCCGAGGCGGGGCCGCGAACGTCCGGGCTGTTACGACCGGCCTGGCGAACCTCAACGCCCGCAGAACGTCGATACCGGAGACCGACCGGCGCGGGGTGTACAACCACCTCGCACGGCATCTCCGCGAGGCTGGCCGTA